CGAATTGAAATAATATAAGCGTGTTACCCTTGAGACCGTGTGCTAGATTTCGTATGTACTTGTTTCTTGCATCGTTACGAACTATCCAGTCGATCTCTTCTTGATAACTCATATTCTTATTTAGCTTGCGTATTTCATCAGGATATTCCAGAACAAGGGCAGTGATATCAAACTCTGCAAGTGTCTTGTCTTCGATCAAGTCTTTTGTCTTTGTTACTTCGAATACTGATCCGAATAATCCTTCGAGTACGAGTCTATGTGTTTGTGTTCCGTCAAGTGTACCAGTAAACCCATAACGATACTGACAATCAGGCATCTTCTCTAGTACAGATGTTAGTGACTTAGATTTAAACAAATGTGCTTCGTCACCTATTACAACACCAAACTTAGCAAACCAATCTTTTCTCAACTTGTAAACAGATTGCCATGTAGTGATCGTTATTTGAGCATCTACATTCTTATCAGCTCCACCTCTTATTTTGTGTATGTCTAATTCTTCACCACCATTATATTCTACAAAATCAGAAGCCATCTGCTCAACGAGTGATGTAGTTGGTACTACAATTAATACTTTTGTATCAAGTGTCTCTGTGTAGAAACGTGTTAGCAGGTATATAATAAAAGACTTACCAGAAGCTGTTGGGGAGAGAAGTAACGCTCTTTCGTGTCTAAGTGCATGAACGACAGCATCGTTTTGATACTCACGAGGCACAAATGTAGATTCAAACTCTTTGGCTAAATCATAACCTGCGGTGTCTTGTACTTCATTATTGGGTACAATGCCTTCATCTACAGTTACGGAATAATCTCTTGAGTTACAGAAGTTTAGTATATATGGTACAAGCCCACGATAGATCATGCCCGTCATCAGATTAAGTAGTCTTATTTTGCCATCCCAAACCTTGTTTCGATATGCAGGCATGAACTCTGCACCAGGCACTTTGAACGTAAAGTGATCAGACAACTCCATCTTAGTGCTAGGTTCTGCTTGAATCCTAACATAAACATCGTTGACTTTTTCTATGATCACTTCATCCATATTTTATGCACCTGTTCTGAATCTTTCCCAATCAATAATCGACTTGATTTGAAATCCACGATTACCAATCATCTTTAGTATTGATTCAAGATACGCAACTTTCTGTTCTTGAGCACCTATCTTGAGAGATGACTCAATGATGTCATCGTCTGCTTCTAAATATGAGGGAATGTCTTGCTTTAGAATTTTGAGAGGTTGAGGTTCCCAACCAAACTGTGCTAACTCAGTAACATCGAGTTCGCCTTTGTAGTATTCTGTTTTGAGTTTATATAACTTCTTGTACTCAGCCTTCATTTTGCGAAGAATGTAACCTTCGCCCATATAAATCTTGAAGTACTTGTTGTGGAGTTTTGGGGTGTTTGCAGATTCGTTTGTGATGTTTATTGCATCAACAGGACCATCTTTCTCCCACAACTCAATGATATCTTCTAACTTCATTCATAATCTCCATAATAATGTACAAAATAAATGGTATAATTATACACCATTGTCTTCTGTTTGTCAAACTTCTATAGTATATTTATTGTACTTAAAAGTGATGTCAAATGCGGGTGGTGTCAGATCAGTACCGCTTGTGTCTAGCTGAATAGAACTTACTCCAGTGGGAAACATATCAATAAACTTAATAGTCACATTTGCATTTTTGTTACTATTCAATATAATCAACGATCCATCTGATGTTACGCCTTCACCTTGTTGATTTACTGGTTCTCCACCTTTACCATAAGTATCGGGTTTGAGACCAGCATACTGTGCGAAGTTTTCTGGCATAGTGACTGCAACTAGCCAATCAGATATCTCTTTAAATGATACCATATTCTCATCACATATTACGCTCACCGTAAATTCATCGTAAGCCAGTTTATCGCCATGTTGAAAGACATTCTTAAATGGTGTAGGTATCTCTGTAGTACCAGAACTGATGCCTGGTATATTTGCCGACTTCACAAAAAACTCGACATTAGGCAACCTATTGAGAACAAGCTTGAACTCAATTGGGGACAAAAAGTTTACATTTGATGTTAAATCAGCCATATAATTATTCCTCTACTATATGCTTATTTATATGCACAAAAAAAGGGGATCTTTCGATCCCCTTGAATTTGTTCGGTGAACCCGAATCTTATTGTTAATAACTTATAGTAAGTTAGAAACAGTAGTGTTACGATAGTAGTAGTTACTATTCGAAGTAGTACCCTGTGTAGCTTCGTTACCAGCAGGATCTCTATCAGCAAGTGGGTTAGCCGCAACACCGTAGCGAGTCTTGAATCCAATCTTAGACTGGAAGCTGTTCTCACCAACAGCACGAACCATTTGTAATGGTACATATGGGCAGTAGAAGATACCAGCATCAAACGCTGAAGTACCTTTATAACCAACTACTAAGAAGTTAGTTGCACCAGCATATGGATCAACATATACTTTGTAACGACCGTTAAGAACACCAGCAAAAGTGTTACCAGCAGGATCTACATTCAAGCCGTTACCTTCAAGAGCAGGAGCGTAGTCAAGAACACCAGCCATTTGAAGTGCAGAAGCAACATCAGATGAACATAAGATGATGTTACCTTTACCACGGCGAGTATCAACTGCGATTTGGTTAGCTTCTTGCTCGATGTAGAACATCAAACCTTTAAACTTCTCAACTGACCAACGACCATTTGCATCAACGTCAAGGTTGAAAGTGCCAGCAGATGCGCCACCAGTACCAGTTCTAGCCGCAGTCTTAACAAGACCAACAACTTCACGGTTGATTTCACCAAGAAGTTCAGCAGAAAGCATATTAGCTAACTCAGTCTCTGCATCTAGACCGTGGATTGCTTTAAGGTCTTGAGCAAGTTCTGAAGAGTACTCAGCTTTCAATGCACGAGAAGTAGCAGATACTACTACTTTATCGATTGAGAAAGACATTTCCTGAATTGGTGTACCACCAACAGTAACTGCACCACCGCTACTACCATCAGTGATCTCTTTCATGCCCATACCTTCAGCATTAGCAGTCGTTTGACCTTTACCAGTAGAAGTGTCACCAGAGAATTTAGGATCTGGCTCATTGATGAACGCTTCATTACCAGCAGTTGAATCGCCAGCAGTTGAAGCATACTTTGAGTGCATAGCAAAGATAAGTCCAGTAGGACCAGTCATTGGCTGAACACCACAGATGTCATATGCAACCAAGTTAGGCATTGAACGGCGAACTAAGCTGATCAATACTGGGTTATAAAATTCTTGGCCATTAGAGTTGTTAGCAGGTGCATCGGCTGATGCTTCTGATAACAGACTAGTTTGTTGAAGAGAGTGACCTTCTTTAAGGGCAGTCTCAGTGTTTTCCAAAAGAGTAGCTGTAACAGCCGCTCGATGGCTATCTTGGATGCCGGGAAGAGCGTTATGCTCTAGAATCGGCTTCCACTTGTTCATAAGTTCTTCATTTCTCATTATGGTTCTCCTTTATTTGAGATTTTTACTTAGTACTATTTATAAAATTTTAATTCTTGACAAAGCGGGATAGCGATTCAGCATAACTTGCAATGGCAGGTTCCATAGCAGGCTGTGCATCTTCCGCAGTCTCTTCTTGTAGAAGATCAGTTGATTCTTCTTCAGCAACTGGAGCAGGCGCAGACTCTACAAAGTAGTTGTCTTTGATTGCTTCTAATTTCTTAGAGTAATCATCAGTTGATTCAAAAGAAATACCTTCTGATAGAACACGCAGTTTTTCCGCTTGGGTGTCTGTTAATTCTTCAGAAACATTTTTGAATGCGACTTCTAAGTCAGCTTCTTTCTTAGCTTCCTTGATAGCCATCATTTCTTCTACTAACTCATTGTACTTAACTTTAGACTCTTCAAGAGCAACTTCAAGTTCAGCATTATGGTCAATAGTTTCTTGATCGATTTCAAGGTTATGCTCAGTTACTAGACCTTTGATGCTATCGAATAGAGATTCAGCAACTTCTACTTTGATGTTGCTTTCAACAGCTACTTGATTGTCTTCCATCCAGTTTTCGATAACGTAATCTAGATACTGGTCTACTTTCTCTACAATCTCTTCAACAGAAGTTTCTACTTGCTCTTGAAGATCGCTTTCAAATTTTTCTTCCAAAGTCGCTCTTTCAGCTAGTACTTTCTCATGTACAGCCGCTTCAAATACTGCTACAGCAGATGTTTTGAAGTCTTCAGAAAGTTCAGAACCGTCGAACAAACGCTCGATTGATTCTGCCATGCCACCTTCGACATTGCCTTGAGGTGCTTTTTGCTCTGAATCTTTAGCAACTTCTGGTTTATCTTTTTTATCGGTTTTGCGTTTTTTCTCGTTTCCGCCTTCTGGAGTTACGGCATCGGCTGCTACTGCATCAGTACCAGTCTCCTTCGCTTCCTCGAGGTCTAGATCAAGATCAACGCCTTTTTCTAATTCACTCATTTAACTTCTCCTTTTAAAGTAATTAATGTGTCAATATTACTATTTATAAAAAATTCTATTTCGTTAGAGAACGAACAAACTTCTCAAACAAAGCGGCCGCTTTAACTTCTAACTCTGCGGTAGAAACTTTAGCAGTCTGTTTAATTTCTTCTTCGATCTCGTCAAAAGTGTTCGCTACTTCCCATGAAGAAGAAGCTACATCGTAAATCCAATCTACACCTTCCATAACGCCCTTGACGAAAGCATCTGGTGCTGATGGATCAGCTACAATATCTCCTGCAGTGGCTAACATGAAGTCTTTCTGCACTTCCATGATACCATTTTTGTTCTGCTTGATTGAACCCATGCCACGAGATGAAATACCTAGAGTACCATCTTCATCCATGATGTTCTTTACAATCTTACCCATTGGCGTGTCCATTACTTTTGCACGACCAACGATGTTTGAACCATCTTGCTTTAGTTCAGTGAACATATGAGATACTCTATCAAGATTAATCGTAGGACCTGCAGGATGACCAAGTTCGCCATACGCTCTATTTTTCAAAACATATGTTTCGTTGTATCTTTTTACTTCATTAGCAAGAATCTCTTTTGGGTACATACGACCATTGCGATTCTTGATATCACCTTGCATGATGATGCCTTCAATATAGTAGTCTTTACCTTCACCGTCTTCTTTGGCTTCAGTGATATATTGTACATCTTCAACGATTTCTTTGATTAGTAAACTCATATCTTCTTCCTTATTTACTTGCTTGCATTGCGAAAGATACGAACTGCTTGAACTTACTTGGATCAGCTAACATACTTTCCACTTTTTTCTTATTGGCAGTGCTTAACTGCTTATAAGCATTGACTACAGCAGATGCTGAAAAAAGATCGACCTTTGTCTTCTTGCCGTTCTTAAACTTGATTTGACCTGCACTCTTAGTCTTAACAATTTTTTCTAGATCAGCGATAACGCCTTCTTTATAGTAGCCTTCTTTATAAGACTCTTCAACTTCTTCTTCTTCGTCATCTTTCATTGCCATCTTAGTAGCAGTTGCGTACATAACATCTGTAGCACGATCACCGTAACGATCTTTGAACTCGCTCATTTTCTTTTTAAGTTCTTTTACAATCTCTTCTCTTTTTGCTTTCTGGGCATCAGTCATTTCTGCTTCAGAAACGGCTTCTTCTTGTACCGACTCATAAACTTCACCGTCTTCATCTTTAGGATGATCGGCTATTCGTTTCTTTTCGTTCTCTTTCTTGAAGTCAATTACTTCTGCTTCCTTATACTCAGGAGTTGGAAGTTCTACTTTTTGAACAAGATGTTTATCTACAAAAGCCTTTTGTGCCAACTTAGAAGAACTGTCACCTAAATCTTGATAATTCTCTGGATCGAGATAACTAGATTCTGCTGTAAACTGCTTAAAAGATTTCATTTTGATTCCTTTTCTATTCCGTTTCTGTCTCTATATCAGAAGCAACTTCAACTTCAACTTCCGCTTGTGCTTCAACTGGCTCACTAGCTTCTGCGGGAGAGCCAAACATAGAGTCATATTTTTGTCCGATAGCCGCTGTCATTTTATCTGCCATAATATTATTAAACGATGATTCAAAACCGTTTGCATCTTTGTCCATCGCATTCTTAATCAAATCACTAACACTCATATCTATCTCCTTTTTATCTATTTATAAATTATTACAATTACATCTAAAATTCAGCATCCGAGATTTTGTCTTCTGCATCTTCTGCATCTTCTTCATCTCGACTTATTTCGTCTCTCATCTGCTCGATTTCATCTTCGTTCATCATAAGGACATTCTTTCTTACCCATTCTGCTGAATAGTATTTACCGACATAATCGTCAATGTCTCGAAGAAGATTTAATCTTTCTCTCAAGACTTCACTTTCTTTCAACTCTTCAAAGTAGTTGTCTTGCATGAAA